CCCCCTTGGGGGGGCCGCCGTGCCCGGCGGCCAGGGCCCACAGTCACACCTGCATGTTCAACATGCCAATAATTTAGGATCAACAGAGTGAGCAGCCACCACTGGGTATCAGCCACTGGGTATCACTTCCGCATAGAGACTGCCAACGACATCGGCGCTGTGCAGCCCCGCGGCCTGGAATCGGGTGTCTCGCTGAGGTCGCGCCAGTCATAGCGCACGTCGACTAAGCTGAATGCCATGACATGCTCCCGTCAGGTCATCGCGGGCCGCAGGCCGTAGCGGCCCTGCAGGGCCGAGCTGATCTCGCCCTGGCCGCTGGCAATGTCACCGGCCACGGCCTGCTTAGCGGCGGTTAGCAGCAGCTCGATGCCGCCGTCGCTGCGCTGCCGGGTGGTGGCCAGCACCGGGGCGCCGGTCTGGTTGATGACCTGAATGTTGACCTGAGTGTTGCCACCGCCGCCCGACGCGATGACGCCAAGGTTGCCGTCGGCGCTGCGGCGCAGCGGCATGATCGCCTCGGGACCGGCCTCACCCATCAGGCCATTGCGCATGGCGCCGCCGCTGGCAAATTTGAACAGCGTGGGACGGCTGACGATGCCGCCACTGGCGAAGGCCCTCATACCGTCGAAGGCCATGCCATGTGCTGCAAATGTGGCCACACTGGAAGAACCGGCCGAGCCATTGACGGCGCCCACTGAGGAAGCGCTACCGGCACCCCCGAAGTAGCTGCCAAGGCTGCTGAACAGGCCCGAGAGCTGGGCACGGATGGTGATGCGGATCAGGTCGGCCACCACGCTGTTGGCGAAGTCGGTGAAACTGAACTTACCCGTGGTGGCAAAGCGCACCAAGCCGTCCTCCATGCCACTGAACGCATTGGTCCACAGCCGCTCGATCTGTGTCGCCACGTTGCGGCTACTCTCCAGGTAGTTGGCCAACGCACGGTCGAAGCCGACGCTGCTGTCGCTCTCGATGCGCGCCCGTGCATCCTGGTACTCCTGTTCTTGGGTAAGCGCGGCTTCGTGGTACTGCCGCAGCAGCGCCAGCCGGTTGTCGTAGGCGCCCTGAGTTATCCTTTTGGTGCGCAGGTCAGCATCCAGAGCGGAGCGGTCTGCGTTGTACTGATCGGCGATGGCTGCCATTCGGCCAGCCTGGTCGCGGCCCCCGTCTGACAGGCGACGGCCGACCAGGTCGCGGCTGTTGACCAGCGCTTGCGCTGCGCCCTGCTCTTTGAGGGCGAAGGTGTATTCGGTGGTGGCCTTGGCCAGCTCAATGGCTTGATCGCGCTGGTCCGCCGTCCACTTGGCATAGGCCGCGTCTTCGACGTTGAGATTTTCTATCTCTCTGCGTCGAAAGGCATCCCGGGCAATTTCCTGGTCGACCTGCTTGAAGGCGCCGGCGCGGACACGCGCCTCCAAGGAGTCCCGCCGCGCCAGCACATTGACCAACTGGGTTTCTGCCGCGATCACGGCTTGCTTACGCGCCAGTTCGTCCTGAGGTTTTTCCACAACCCGCCGGCCAGCAAGGTCCACCGCCGAACGAGCCCCCTTCAGTTCGGCCGCGATACGCCGCCGCTCATCCGCAATAATTTCTTCGGTGTACTGCTTGCCGCTGATGATGTTGGCACGGTAGTACTCATCGACCTGGATCCGGCGCGCCTGCGAACCGCGCAACTCCTCGGCCAGCAGCTTTGCCTGGACAGATGCCTCGAGGCCGAGCCGCGCGCTGACGAAGCCGGCGGACATCTCCAGGATCTCGCGCTCGGCCTTTTGATTGGCGGCCGCCTTCTGCTCGGTGCCGCGCTGGGTCATGCGCACCTGCTCCTGCAGGCTAGCCTGCAGGTCGCGCAAGCGCTTGCGCTCGGTCTCGATAGCCGCAGCACGGGTGCTGTCGACCTTGACATTCGGCATGCCGGATTCGAAGTCGGCCAGTGCCTTGGTGACGCCAGCTAGCTGCTTCTCCAGAGCGTCAGTACGGCCGATATCCGTGATCCAGCCCCAGAAACCTTCGCCGGTAGCCTTGACGCTGTTGATGGCGCGTTCCAGGGATCCCAGCGCGGGCACTGCCCTGGATTCCATCGTGGTGGACAGCGCATGTACGTTCAAGCGCACCGCCTCCTGCGTGCGGCCCTGCGCCTCCAGCGCGCGGATCTGTTGGTACTGGGCTGCCGTTAGGTAGTTGTAGGCCCTGTTGTGCGCCGCCGCCCAGGCCGCCACCCCATCGCGCATGCTGGCGAAGTCCTTGACAATCTCTTCGGTGGATTGGCCGCTGAGGCGCTGCAGCGCGATCACCGCGCGGCCCGCGCCCTCCATCGAGGTACCGACGAAGGCGCCGCTGGCGGCCAGGCCCGCCAAGGCCTCGCGGGCCGTGCCAATACCCGTGACCCCCATGCCCGCCAGGCTGCGGGCCATGCCATCGATCTGGCCAAGCGTGGCGCCCGCAGCGCTGCCGTTCAGCGCCAGCGCCTTGGTCAGCTTGACGGTCTCTTCACGACCTTGGTAGGCACCGAAGGCGACGGCGCCAAGACTCACCGCCAGTCCGGCCGATGCCACGCCGGTGGCGGACAGCATCGAGGCCAATGCGGCCGCGGCCGGGCCGATGCCGCCAAAGCTGTCCTTGACCTGCCCGCCCTGCTGCAGCAGAACCAGCAGGGGGTTCTGCCCACCTGCCAGCTGGGTGGCCACGTCGGTGAGCTGGGCGGGCAGCTGGCGGAAGGCGGCCGCCGTCTGGCCTGCGCTGACCTGCATGCGCGCGCCCTGGCGCTGGGCGTTGTCGCCCATGTTCTGCAGGCCCTGGTCCACCCGATTGGTGACGGCCGGAATGCCAGCGTCATCCACGACAATGCGAAAGCGGATCTCTTGATTGGACATGTTCGGTGCCGCCTAATGTGTAAAAGGTGCGCGTCTCGCTGTCGCCCCGGGCTTGAAGGGGGCGCGTCCCTGACGCGCTACTGGCGGCTCTGCCGAACCGCCCGCGGGTGCTCGCCATGGGTGCAGGGTGGCCATCAGCATGTGGCCAAGCGGCGGAGGCTATGGCGAACTGCTCGCCCCCACCACACCATTAGGCCCCGGGGTTCTTCACCAGGCCGCGCCAGTCGACCACGCCCACAGCAAGATCAAGCCGCGCCTTGGTGGCCACGGCATCGCGGTTGAACTCGGCGTTCTCTTCGATATAAGGGCGATCCTCGCCCGAAAGGTAGGCCCGCACGATGGTCTGCATCTGCTGCGGGTTCGCCGCCAGATACCAGGCGGTAGCACTGACCTCGTCCAGGCGAGGATCGGCCACAAGCTGCAAACCCCGAATCCACTCGGGAATCACCCGCGAACTGGTAGTGGTGCTGCTGACGGTCGGATCGTTCAGGCTGGCCAACAGCGCCTCGGCCATGGTCTCCAGCACCACCGGCACGATCAGGAAGCGCGGTTGCGGATCGAGGTAGGACAGGCCGGCAATGTCCTTCTGTTTGCGCATCATGGCCCGGCCCGCGCCAATGCTGTCTACTGAGATGGGAGCACCTGCCGCAGCCAGGTTTCCCCGGCTGGCGTGGAACAGCGCCGTTCCGTCCGGCAGGGCTGCGGTTGACTGCAAGGTGGCGTAGACCTTGTCAGCCTCCAAACGGCGGGCCGACTGGCCAAACAGCGCCGGCACGGTGGTGAAGGCCGCCAGATCGTCGTTCATGAGAGCCTGACGGGAAATCAGGATGATGCGGCCGAAGGTGTCGGCCTTGAAGTTGGTTGCCGAGTCGGACAGGGCACCGTGCTTATATTCGGCCAGCTCGGGCACCAGCAGCAGGTTCGGCGCCTCCGACAGGCTCACCAGCGTGGCGGGCTTGAAGTCGGGCACCTCGCGTTCGGCAGTCCACAGCGCGTGGGTAGCGGGCGCGGTCATGTAGCCATCGCGCAGCGACTTGCCCGCCACGCCGGCCAGCAGGTTGGTGAAGTCCGACGTGCTCATGCCCTTGGCCAGAATTTGCGCCGGGGCCAGGTCGCGGGTGGACTCGCCGCGCATGCTCAAGATGCGCTCGGCCATCGCCACCACCGACAGGCCGCGCACGTCGCGCAGCGCGGGGTGCGGGTCCTTCACCTGGATGCCGGCGCGGATCATCAGGGCATCGGTCGCCGCAGCCCTGAAGTCGGCCAAGCGGTCGCCGCTTCTTCCGCTGGCGCCTCCATCGGAGAATGCGCCGCCACCCGGATTGGCAGGGCCGACGCCGCGAGCCATCAGCGCCAGCAGCCGGCGGCCGGCGTCGCCAGCGCTGCAGGCCGGGTCGCCTTCGCAGCTGGCCCGCAGAGCGTGCAGGTCATCGGGATCGATGTCGTTACGGCGGGCGAAGGGTTCGAAGGCCGCGCTGATGTCATTGCGGCGTTGGGACTCGGCGCGAATGGCTTCGGCGCGGATCGCATCGGCGCCAGCGGGCGCGGGGGAAGGGGACGGAGTGGGCATGGTTTGAAGACGTGCGTTGAGGTGGTAGGGAACGGTGTGACGACAGGCGAACACGTTGCACGGCGCCATGGCCAGGGCCGGCTCGGCAACGATCTCGGTGGCCAGGCCAAGGCCCAGGGCCTCGTCGGCGGTAAACCAGTGGTCCTGGCCATCGAGCCAGCCAGCGACAGTTGCCGGCGACTGGCCGCTGCGGGCATACGCCGGCTGCATGGTGCGAGCCACCGAATCCAGCACCGTGGCGCGCTGGCGCAGCTCGTTGGCGTTGCCGCCTTCTTCGGTCCACGGGGCGTGGACCATTAGCATGGAGGTGGCATGGATACGCCGGGATCCGCCGGCCATGAACACCAGGCTTGCGGCGCTGAGCGCCCAGCCCACAACTTCGGTGTCCACACCGCCAGGCCAGGCAGTGAGTGCGGCGTAGACGGCAACGGCTTCGCTGACCAAGCCGCCATCGCTGTTGATGCGCACCAACAGGCGCGCGCCGGGCGGTATCAGGTCAAGCTGGGCCTGTACCGACGCCGCCGTGATCTCGACCCCAAACAGGCCGAACAACTGCAGTAGTGAAGGTGATTGCATGCGGGCTCATGGGTAGTCCGCAAGCATCATGGTGGACGCTGACCCAAGTGAATAGGACCGGTTTCGCTTCAGAGCAAGCTGCAGCCCTTCGGCGGTCTGCGGAAGAGTCCTGCAGAGCTTCGACGCTTGAAAGAGGTACTGCCGGCACGCCGGCCATTCGGACGGCGCTTCGGCCAACCCCCGCCCCCCTCCCCCGGCGCGTCGGAGGTGCGCAATTTCCGCAACCAAGCGCTGACAGCGTGCCCACTCCGTCAGGTCCGGGTCCAGCGACACGGCTTCCGCTGCCTTGGCCAGCAATGCGTCGCGCCGCACCTGCCAGACGCGAGCCTGCAGCTTTCGCAGGCCCGCGCCAGATAGCCCAAGGGCTTTGTCCAGGCCGCAGGCCTCGGTCATGGCCCGCCGTACGCCACCCAGGAACCACAGGCGGGCATCCTCTGTACCTGCTGCCATATCGCAGCGCTCCAGGGCCACGCACAAGGCGGCCAGTAGCTCCACCGGGTCTGACGGGCTCTGCGACTGCACCGTCAGTGCGCTGCCCGCCCGCCATGCATGGCGTCGACACTCACCGTCAACAGAAGGTCGGTCTGGCCGGCCTCGCAAAGGGTGGCGACGAGCATGCCGGTCCCGGCGCACAGCTCCAAGTGCATGGCCAGGTGCGTGCGCCCCTCGTCCAGTGCGCTGAGGATGCGCAGCGCCTCGTCTGCGCCCCTGTTGCGGATCGCCTGCAGCACCAAGGCCCATGCGGTCAGAAAGACCGCCTGGCCCCCATCCTTTGCGTCTTGGTCGCTCATGCTCTACCTTCTTCGGGATCGTCTGGCAACTGCTGGCCGTCGCTGTCAACTGCATCGTCGTCGGCCGGTTCGTCGTCGCTGATGGCGACCAGGTCAGTCACCACTAGGCTGCCGGTGGCGCGCAACCACTCGGCCCGGGCATCAACCAGCATGTCGTCGATGACGGACAACACCGCCTCGCTCAGCGCGGGGCACCGCCTGCGCAGGTCGCCGCGCAGGGCTTCCATGCGGTTGCCCACCCCGGAAGAGGCCATGTTCAGCGCCTCAGCCAACACCGCAATGGGGGCGAACTCTTTGCGAACGGAAGCGTTTTTGATCTCCTGCCCCTCGCGCTGGCTGCGGGCAAGCGCCGAGCGCTGAATGGCCAGCGCCTGACTGCGCCCTGCAGCCTGCTCGCGCAGCCGCGCCAAGTAGCACTGCAGCCACTGCCGGGCCGGTTCCCCGTCCACGAAGACGCCAGCGCCGACAAGCTGGCTCACCGCCTGCTGGCTGACGCCGACCAGCTCAGCGAACTGCACCTGGGTGACAGGGGCGTCGATGTCTATCGGCACCACACAACCCCCATAGAAACCCCGAGCCGGACCGACGCGGCAGGGTTCGAATGACCCGTGCGCGGCACCCCCCAGGAGGACCCGTTGACCCCCCCGGGGGTCGGTGACGGCCGGCCGACTTCGGAGGAACTGCCCCGGCGAAGCCCGCAAACCGCCCTCAGACCGCCGATCGCGCAGCTGGACAGGGTGCTGCCTACCCTCAACCCTTCAAACTCTCCAACCCTCTCTTTTCTTCGAACGAAGAAGGGGAGGAAGAAGGCGCGCGCGCGAACGCGGCGTGTGTGTTCAGCGTGTGTTCTGCGTGTGTTCAGTCGTAAGTCGTTGTGGTGCAACGTGTTCAGCTGTTCAGCGGGGGTCGCGCATAGGAGAGATTTTTCTCTTCCGTTCGAACCGATCCGCCTGCACTCAGGCACATGAAATACACGCATACACGCGTATGTGGCTGAACAGCTGAACACGTTGCACCACAACGACTTACGGCTGAACAGTGGCTGAACACAGGCTGAACACAAGCAGCTTTGGGTTCCGATTGCGCACGCGTCCCACACAGTGTACGGACCTAACAGCGCGACGGGAGGAGAGGAAGGAAACGGCTCGACCGAGCGGCCAGCCTCCCCATCTGGACACGGCATCATGATGAGATGCCGGCCACTTCAGTCGCCACCCGTCTGCCCACATTCAACACATAGGCATCGAACAAACTCGGCTGCACCATATGACGGCCGCACACAAGCAACAGGGCGCCCGACCGGATCAGCTCGACCCGGTGCTTGCGGATGAACCACGCGCCGGAGTTGGGCGACGGGAACAGGTGGGGGCGGTAGGCCACATAGTCGTTGTACGCGATCAGCAGTTGCACTTCAGTCGGCCGGGCCTGGGCAGGCTGGGAATGCGATACGCGGGCGGCCTGCTGGCAGCCGGGCCCGTGTCTGTGTGCGTAGGATGTCATAGTGAAGTGCTCCAGTACGTTGACGGGACCTGACAGCTCCGCACACCATTGCACGTCAAAGCGTTAGCCATTTCCTCCCATGAAATGGGAGTAAGTGCGACGAGTCACGACGACGTACAGGCAAACACCATTCCGCGAGCGGTCCGGAGCATCGCCCTAGACCGCACTCACTTGCCGCGCTTCCGAGGGCCCGGCACATCATCCTGAGTCGCATTCGGCTTGACCAGACAAGGGGAGAAGACAGCCGCAGCCATTGCGGCCAGCATCTTGTCGATCGGGATCATCTGCCGCCACCTCGCAGCTCGCGT